GATTATGACTGAAACTCCATATGGTCCAATTGTAAAGTCTCTCATGGATGAGGGCGCACAACTTGGTGTATCAAGTCGTGGTATGGGCAGTCTCAAGGCTGGAAAGAATGGCGCACAAGAAGTGCAAAAAGATTTCTATCTTGCGACGGCGGCTGACATTGTTGCAGATCCCTCTGCTCCAGATGCTTTTGTAAATGGTATCATGGAAAGCAAAGAATGGGTTTGGGACAATGGTGTGATTAGAGAAGCGCAGATCGCTGACTATGAAACAGAGATCAAAAAGGCTTCTAAATCCGATCTAGAGGATGTAAAACTCAAAGTTTTTGAGAATTTCCTCTCAAAATTGTAATATTATAAATACACTGTAAATGAGTAATTATCTGATAAAGGAGACTCAACAATGTCCGATAAAGAACTAGAGATGCAAGAGGATGACACAATCCTCGAAGCACAAGAAGTTGTAGAGGACGCTACCGAAGAGGAACTTGAAGAAGCCCGTAAAGCAAAAAACGAGATGGCTGACGATTCAGGTGACGAAGAAGAAGCGCCCAAAATGGAAAAAGCAAAGATGCCTAAAACCACAATCGGTATGATTAACGCTATGGTTGACGCTATGAAGGGCGAAAAGAAAGATGACATCATGGCCGCTTATGGCAAGATGATGGCTGCTCTACATGGTGAAGACATGCATGGCGATGACGACATGGACGAAATGGACCATGGCAAGCCGTCAAAGAAAGATATGAAGAGAAATGCTATGAAGGCCGGTTATGGTGAATCTAAGAAAGTTACCAAAGAAGACATCGATGTATCTGACGATGTACAGGCTCTATTCGGTGACGAAGAACTTTCTGAAGAGTTCAAGGGCAAAGCAACAACTATCTTTGAAGCCGCTGTAATTTCTAAAATTAACGAAGTTCTAGAAACTGCTGATATCGATATTGCATCTGATGTTGAAGCAGAAAAAGAAACAATGGTAGAAGACCTCACCACTAAACTTGATGACTATCTTGAGTATGTCACAGAAGAGTGGATGAAAGAAAACGAACTTGCTATCGAAAAAGGTATTCGTGGCGAAATCGTTGAGAACTTCATGCAAGGTCTACGCAATCTGTTCGCTGAAAACTATATCGATATTCCAGAAGAGAAGGTTGACCTAGTTGACGAACTTGCTTCTAAAGTTGAAGAACTTGAGCAGTCAGTAAACGAAGAAGTTGAGCGTAACATTGAAATCAAAAAAGAACTTGTTGAGATGAAGAAAGACAAGGCACTATCTGTTGTCTGTGAAGGTCTTACTGATTCACAAGTTGAAAAGATGAAGTCTCTTGCAGAGGGTGTTGACTTTGATGAAGATACCTATGCTGAAAAACTAGAGACAATCAAAGAAAACTACTTCCCTGCCGAAGAAGTTGTTGAAAGTGATGCAACTGATGAAGAACCTCTTGAACTTGAAGAAGAGGATCAAGAAGTGACAGGCTCAATGGCTGCTTACACACAAGCCATTTCAAGAAGCATCAAAAAGTAATAATTTATAAATACAATATAAAGGCTGATAGTTTACTAAAGGAGAAACTAACATGTATCAATCTGATGAACTTCAAAAGAAGTGGCAGCCAGTTCTTGAGCATACCGACCTTGAGCCAATCAAGGACGCACACAAGAGAGCCGTTACTGCAACACTTCTAGAAAACCAAGAGCGTTCTGCCCGTGAGCAGGCTCAAGGTTCCGGTGGTTACAACGCTCCTTCACTTCTTGGTGAGGCCGCTCCTGCTAACGCAATGGGCGCATCTTCATCTGTAGCAAGTGCAGGTAATGTTGATATCTACGATCCGGTTCTTATCTCACTCGTTCGCCGTTCGATGCCGAACCTCATTGCTTATGATATTGCTGGCGTCCAGCCGATGACTGGTCCGACAGGTCTTATCTTTGCAATGCGTTCACGCTTCACTTCACAGACCGGCTCCGAGGCACTCTTCAACGAAGCAAATACCTCGTTCTCTGCTTCTGCTGCTGGTAACACCAACTCAATCCAGGCTGCTAACGCTTCTGCTGGCACAGGCCAAACTGGTACAGATCCTAACGACCGTGCGTCTGGTTCTGGCTACACAGTCGAAACTGGTATGTCAACGGCGTCTGCTGAAGCACTTGGCGATGCAACAACTAACGCTTTCAACGAAATGGCTTTCTCAGTTGAGAAGGTTGCCGTTACTGCTGTTAGCCGTGCGCTTAAAGCAGAATACACCATGGAACTTGCTCAAGACCTTAAAGCAATCCATGGTCTAGACGCTGAGACAGAACTTTCGAACATTCTTTCGGCTGAGATCCTCGCTGAAATCAACCGTGAAGTTGTTCGTACAATCAACTACTCTGCTGTTGCCGGTGCTACTAAGAACACCACAACTTCAGGTACTTTCGACCTAGACACCGACTCAAACGGTCGTTGGTCAGTTGAAAAGTTCAAGGGTCTTATGTTCCAAATCGAGCGTGACGCCAACGAACTTGCTAAGGCAACTCGCCGTGGTAAGGGTAATGTCATGATCTGTTCTTCTGATGTTGCTTCTGCACTTCAGATGGCTGGTGTTCTTGACTATACTCCTGCACTTACCAACAACCTACAAGTTGACGACTCGGGCAACACCTTTGCTGGTGTCCTTAACGGTCGTATTCGTGTCTACATCGATCCTTACTTTGCAGACGCAACAAACAACTACTACACAATCGGCTACAAAGGCTCAAGCGCCTTTGATGCAGGCCTCTTCTACTGCCCATACGTTCCGCTACAGATGGTTCGTGCAGTTGGTGAGAACACCTTCCAGCCGAAGATTGGCTTCAAGACCCGCTACGGCATTGTCGCTAATCCGTTTGCTACCAATGACGGTAATGGTATTGCTGCCCGCCTCGGTTCTGGCGATGGTAACATCTACTACCGCATTGCTAAGGTTACTAACCTTATGTAAAAGAAGTTGGGTCAACCAACCAATAACTAGAGGGGCGCTTGACACGCCCCTCTTTTTTTGTGCGTATAAATAGGTGATAAGGAGATAAACTATGGCACTACAGGGCACACAACCAGATAACATGAGTTTTCTATCACCGACTGGATTTAGATTTCAGATTCAGAAGATGCCTCATGTAAACTATTTTTGTACATCTGCAAATATTCCCGACATTAGTATGGGACAACTTGAAGCAGACAATACATTCATTCGTCTGCCTATTCCTGGTGACAAACTGACATTTGGTCAGTTGAATCTCAATTTTAATGTTGATGAAGATTTGAAAAACTTCAGAGAGATTTATGACTGGCTGACAGCACTAGGTTATCCAGATAACTTTCAACAGAGACAAAGTATCGCTAGATCACTGCAAGCAAATCAGACCGGTACAGAGAGGCAATACTCAGACGCATCTCTGGTTATTACAACAGCCCAATACAAGCCCAACATCGAAGTAAAATTTATTGACGCATATCCTATTTCTTTAAGTGCGCTAGAGTTTAGCACCACTACAACTGAAATCGAATATCTACAAGGTTCTGTGACTTTTGCCTATAGAAAATATGAGTTGACAACTATAACATGATTTGATATAATGGACAGAAAATATATATTGGAACAATTACACAAGTATCGCAATTATCCAAAGTATTGTGAATATCTTGTAAAAGTATTTGAATATAGAATGAGGTTGAAAAAGAATGAAAGTAGAAGATATTCAGTCTGAGTGGGACAAAGATTGTAAACTTGATGAAACAGAACTGGGTACTGAATCTACAAAGATACCCACATTACATAACAAATATCTAAAAATATTCATGGCAGAAAGACTGCGCTTGATTCAGATGAAGGGTAATCTAAAAAAGACTCGCAGAACTTTGTTTGAGTACTATCTAGGAGAACTAGATAGGGAAGAACTTGCAGAACTTGGTAGAGAACAGTTTTACAAAAAACTTTTGAAGAATGAAGTTGACTTGTATATTGACAGTGATGATGCTCTGACTGAAATCAGTCTGAAGGTAGCACTACAACAAGAAAAAGTT